CTGGCGGTTGTATTCCACCTCTAGGCATAGGCACATTCATAGGGTCATTAGGTGGTATATTAGGTTGTGGCATTGGCATATTTTTATTAGCAAATGCACCTACTTGTTTCATTGCCTCAGTTGACACTTTGGCTTGTCGTTTAATTTCTTCTTGGTCTATGTTCTTTTGATATTGTAGTTCTAGTTCTACTATTTTTGCATCAAAGTCTAATTGTTGTTTTTCGTTCTTCATTAACAATTCTTGATGTTTCAATTCTAGTTCAGCAAGTTTACGTCTATTCTCACCCTCAATTTGTGCCATAGATACTTTTTCAAACTCAGTAGGTTGTGCAGGTTCTTCTTCTGGCATTGGATTTTCTTCTGGGTTTAAGAAGAATAAATCTACGTTTTTTAATCCTGCACTTTCAACCATCATCTCTAGTGTATTATAAATTTTACTTAGATTTACTAATGGTGCTGATGGATTACCTTGCGTTGTTAGTGCTTGTACTTGACGTTCTAAAATATTATTTAAGAAAATCATTTGTTGGTCTTGATTACCAGTGCCTAGACCAGATGTAATAGATATATCGCACCTATCTCGCCATTCCATTGGTTTATAAGTTACAAATTTATTTCTAATTCTGATAATATCTTCTTTGTCTTGGTATTTAACAACACACTCAAGTATTTTTTTACCTAAATCATTAATACCAGTGTGTGCAAAGGTTCTAGCAATAAATTCTACCCTTTGTTGGGCTTGGGTCATTACTTGGTTAAGACCAGTTGATGTTTTGCTGTTTAGTGCATCAGCATTTAAACCTTGACCAATTTTAGATACACCAGTTCTTTGTTCTTTTAGTTCATCATAGTATGTAAGCAATGGATATGCAGTATCACCTATTGATTGCACTGGCATAGTTTGTATAGACTCCATTGGATTGCCTTTAGTTCTTACAATCATGTTGGGTCTATTAGATAAAATGTCTGATACGTTTACCCTGCTATCATCTATTGCCAATCTATTGTTCTGTATGCCATAAATATTGTCATTTAAGGCTCTCATCACATACGTTTTAACTGATTGTACGTCTTGTACTAACTCAGCTATTGAACGACCATACAATCTATGTGGCATAATAATTGGTGTAGCTGTAACAAAGGGAAAGCTATCATAAGCCTCATCTGACAACAAAGTTTCGCCATTATTACCTGCAACCACAAACTTTCTAAGTTCAGACTTACCAGTGCCAGAATAATCACACTTAACATAACATTCAAAGACCTCAACCTCTTGAGTTGATTCATCAGTAATATCTCTTTGTATGCTGTTGTGTATATCGCTATGACGAGTTTGAAACTCAGTGTTCATGTCCTCAACTCGTTCTGTTGGCAAGGTATCTACAATATCTCTATCAAAACCTAATTCAATTAACTCGCCACGAGTCATCATTTTCTTTTGTGCAATAAAATTTGCATCATCAATGCTTTTGGCATTGCTCTCAACCAAAATTTCCTCTGGTGGAATACTCTCAATACAAGTTTTGCCTTTTTTAGCAATTCTATGAATGACCACATCATGCAACATAGCAATAGGCATTTCCATAGGCATAGGCATTTCACCACCCATCATTGCCATCATTTCATCAACTGGTGGTTGTACTGGCATACCCATTTCTTCGCCATGAGTTTTACCTGCCATGTAACTGCCATCTGGCATTTTGTGAGTATTAGATTCATCTTCATACTCAGTATGCTCTATCACTTCAACATCTTTATCATCAATAAGCATTGTGTACTCATCATCTGATAAGCCAAAGTAACTTTCCCTTGTTACTTTGTCTGAATACTCATGGTACACTTTTAAAAAGCCATTCTTTTCAAGCAATGCGTCTTTAATAAAGTTATGCAGTATGACCCAACCATTATTTTTCTTAAAAAATATGTGGTTTATATAATCAGTTGATTGCTCTGCTATCTCAACATCTTCCGTACCCACTGGCTCACAATGAAACAACTTATTAGATTGCGTAAAAATACGCATAAGGTTTGCCATCAATGGTTCTATTGCGTCAGATACATCACTAGATATAACTTTTGACCTACCATCTATCTCATTGCCCATTGGGTTGCCTAGATAGTAGTCTAATGCAGTTTCCCTAGTCTTAGATAGATTGCCAGAATAAAAACCTTGAGCATTGGCAATATGTTTGCCTACTAAAGACTTTACTGCATCAGCAGTCATCATCTTTTTATTTTTTTTAGCCATTATTTCTTTTTGCCCTTAGTTTTTTTCTTTTCTTCTTCTTTTTTTTTCTTATTCCTAGTTCTTCTAGGTTGTCCGTAACCATAATTTCCCATTATACTAATCCTATTGTTTCAATTTTAAGTGGTTCGTTCCAATCACCTCTATTTGCAGTACCCATTAATGCCATGCCATATCTCAGTGCATCAGCACAATGACTATGCTCGTTATGTGCAGGTCTATCTCGATAAACTCGGTGTCTGGAATCATAAACTTTGGTATATGACTTTAAATGGTTAATGCCCTCTGCACATTTACCCTCATCAAACCAAAAATTTTCAAAATTATGCCTTACTGTTGCAATTCCATCTGCAACTGGCAACTTGGGTGCTATCTCGGTGTCTTTGACCCCTAGTTCATGTAATATTTGCAGTCTTGATACACCTAATGATAAATCACGCACCCTAACATCATGTGGTAATACTATTCTTGAGTAGTCATAAGATTTTTTTTCTAGAACATCTGCAAGATACTGCAAACCCTCACCTTGATATTCTAAAAAATCAATAAATCTATATTCATGTTTATGTCTTTGCACAAACCAAATAGACGTTGCATCATTAATGCCTAAATCTATGTAAACCTCAGTCTTTAAATCTAAATCCTCATCAATTTTGCCTATGCGACCCTCATCATAAGCCTTTTGCACATACGCACCATAATAACTGCCAGACAAATTGCTTTCAAAACTACATTCAAATTCAGAATTGTAGTTGTCCATGCCCATTGTATTCTTGGCTTGTTCCAATTCGTCTTGGGGTACGACTTTAGTCAGTGAAACTGGCATAAGCATACTTGCCCACTCATCACCACTTTCATCACTTTCAGCATATTTAAAAGTTTTATATAAAATATTTTGCAACTTGGGTGTTCCAATAAAGATACACCTTGTTCTTTCACCCTCTAAGTTGTCTCTATCAACCATTGCAGGTCTGACAATCTGATTGAATAGTTCCTCAGTCATCATTTGGAACTCATCAAGGCAACATAGGTCAATAAATCGACCTCTTAATCTTTCACCACCATCATTTGCACCAACCAACTGCATACGACTGCCATTAGGAAACGTGCAGGATAGTTCAGACTGGTTAAATTTAACATTGGGTATCTGCTTTGCCATCATCTGCCAGTAATCAAAATGAATAGCCTTTGCCATACCTATTGTTGGGCAAACAATATACCCTCGCCAATTCTTTTTTTTGGTTTTCAATGCCTCTCGGATAAAGTGTTGCGTCATTGCATAGCTTTTACCAAAACGTCTATGACATACTGCAACTACAAACCTATGCTTATCAATTAATTCATGTAATACTTTTTGATATTTTCTTGGTGTGTAATCTAAAATAATCTCTGGCATAATTTAGGTACAAAAAAAGGGTCAATTAAGACCCTCTTTTTGATTTATTTAATTAAGGTTAAGCAACTTTTTTAACTTCTTTAGTTGCCTCAACTTGTAACTTCTCAATAAAGTTCACACCTTTTTGAGCATCACTACAAGCCTTGAAAATAACATCTGGGTTATCTTTAATAGATTTTTTCCAACCATTAAGATACTTAGCACTAGATTTTTTAACACCACTGCTAACACCTAAGATGCAACACTGAATTGCAGAACCAATCTCAGCTACTAATTCCTCGTAAGCATAAATTTCTGCTCTTAATTTGTGGTCTCTTAAATCAATATCCTCATAAGTAATACCGATTCTGTTATTTCTTTTTTGATGACCAGTCCAGTGAGTCAACTCATGCAATAAAGTTGCATAATAATTTTCAGTTGCAGTAGAACCATCAACATCAAAAAACTTATCTTTATGTTGCATAGTTATTCTATCAAATAACTCTTGATAGAAACAACCATCTGCACCATTATCAATACGAATATCTGCATTTGTGTTTGCAACATACTCATCAACATCACTAATTGCATGGGCTTGTTTAGGTAATTTTAGTTTAGCCTCATCTAAGTTAGTTTGGTCAATGTTAAATACTTTGTACCATCTTGGTGCAACACCAGTATCAGTAACAGTTTGACCTTTTTTAGCACCT